GCAGTAACAATCGCCTGTGCTTCATCCTTAGTTTTTACAGCACCTGCAACTTTAGCAATCCAAAGATTAGCATGTTTGTTGTATGCAGGAACTTGCCAAACATTACCAGGATAGCCAGCAAACGTGATTCTAAAAGATTCATCATGATCGATAAAACCTTTGCCCCAGTTTTCTGCTACACAGTATTGATATGTTTTTGCCATAGTTTTCTCCTTTTATTAATCTGTTAATACCTTAATCGTACTTGAACTTCCACTCCATTCTTCTGTTAGTGTAGAATCACTAGTAGCATACCCTCCAAAAAGTAGTGCTGAAGTAGAATCTGCCCCTGCTCCACCAACAGCAGATCTAGCTGTACTTAAATCTGTTGTTTCTTGCCAACTTACTCCATTCCAATCTTCTGTATTTCCCACAACACTTGTTGTTGCGTCAGAATATCCACCAACTGCAATATTTGAAATACTAGTTCCAGTTTGACCAGCAGCCCCAACTCTTGCACTATTCATATCATTAAGTTCTGTCCAACTTGAACCATTCCAGCTTTCTGTATTTAGTAATACACTAGGAGATGGTTCTCTTCCACCTGCACATAAAGCAGCTGTATAAGATTTACCAACTCCAGACATTGTTTGAAATCTTGCAGTATTTAAATCTGCAACTTCAGTCCACGATGAACCATTCCAACTTTCGGTATTATCAAAAACTCCAGCAGGTGAAGCTCCTCCAAAAATTAAAGCTGCCTCTGCATTAGCTCCAGCACCTCCACCTTCTCCTCGTGTTGTGTTTATATCTGTTGTTTCAGTAAATGATGATCCGTTCCACTCTTCAACTAGATTTCTGTAACCACCATTTTCTCCACCAATTGCTAAAGCAGATGTAGTAGTTCCTGAAGTTGACATTGAGTGTCTTGCAACTTGCAAATCTCCAACTTCTGTCCAACTTGATCCATTAAATTGTTCATTATTTGCTTTTGTTGGTGCTCTACCACCAATAGCTAAAGCTGCTGTTGAAATTCCTACACTACCCATATTACGTCTACCAGTGTTCATAGCTGGACCAGTTGCAAATGCTCCGACAGGAGCGTTTGCTGTCCATTCTTCAGTATCTGTTTTGCCTCCAGGTAAACCTCCAAAAGCCAATGCAGATGATTGAGTACCGGCACCACCTGAATCGGATCGAGCAACAGATAAATCATTTTGCTCTGCCCAACTTGAACCATTCCATAATTCTGTTTTGCCAGTTACTGAACCGTCATTACCACCAAAAGCTAATCCTGCCGGTACTGTTCCTGATCCTCTTATAGACGTTCTTGCTGTGTTTAGATTATTGACTTCAGTCCAAGATGATCCGTTCCATGATTCCGTATCTGCAGTGTTAGGGGTTGCACCTCCAAAATATAAAGCAGATGTGCTATCAGTTCCAGCAGAACCTCCATAATATCTACCATTGTTTAGGTCTGCAACTTCAGTCCAAGTAGATCCGTTCCATGTTTCTGCATAAGCTCTTGGTGTAGGTACTCCACCAAATACTATTGAGGATGTTGTAGTTCCAGCTTGACCTAAACCAGCTCTGGCATTATTTAAATCTCCTACTTCTGTCCATGAAGATCCATTCCACTGTTCATTTGTAGCTTCATCTGGTCCTGAACCATCATCTCCACCAGATGCTAATGCAGCAGTAACAGTTCCACAACCAGTAAAATTTGCTTTTGCAACATTTAAATCAGCAAGTTCTGTCCATGTTGTTCCATTATATTGTTCATTTTGAGCTCTGTATGGAGGTGACTCTCCTCCAAAGGCTAAAGCTGATGAATTAGATACACCTGCACTTCCTGGTCTTGATCTTCCAGTATTTAAAGCACCACCAGTTCTCCAAGAACTTAATAAATTTGGAAATAAATATTTAAAATCTCTGTTTGTACTATCAAACCAAACCTGACCTTTTGCTGCAGTAGTAAGATTACCTGCATTATTTCGGACTGCCGTCCCAACAAGATCTTTATAAGTAGCCATGATTAGTT